GGTAGATTATCTACTTGCCACGTAGCTGCATACTGATACTGTGTTGAGAGGCTCCATACGCCATTATAGTTGGGCATTAGCCTATACCTCCATGTGATCCAGAACAAGCACTATTGGCTTCACAAGAAGCACTTAAATCACCAAAGTCTGTAACGTTACCTGTACTAGCTATTGTAACATACTCAAGTATATTTGTAGCTCCCCCACCAAAAACACACCGTAAAGAACTAGATGCAGGGTGACAACCTTTTCTAGCTGAACTTAAATTACCAAAATCTGTAACATTACCAGTAGAAGCTGTAGTAATATATTCTATAATATCAACATTACTACCACCTGTACCACCGCCAAACAAAGCCCTAGTTGTAGAAGACCCTGATGTTAAATTATTTCTTGTTGCACTTAAATCTCCAAAATCTGTAACATTGCCTGTACTAGCTATAGTTATGTATTCCATAATATTAACTTTAGTGCCACTAAGAGGTTCACCACCGCCAAACACACCTCTAGTTGGTGAGCTACTAGCAGCAAGCTGCCACCTTACTGCACTTAAATCACCAAAATCTGTAGTATTGCCTGTATTAGCTATTGTAACATATTGTATTACATTTATTGATGCAGAACCATTATACCCACCTCCAAATACACCTCTAGTTGTTGAGGATAAACCAGCCCCTTGTCTTAACGTGCCAGAAGCAAAATCACCAAAGTCTGTAGCATTGCCAGCACTAGCAAAGGTAACATAATCTATTACGTTACTTTCTCCACTATCATTAGTACCACCACCAAATACACCTCTGGTAGCTGAACCAAAAGCACCTCCTACATCATTTCTTGCTACAGTTAAATCACCAAAGTCTGTAGAGTTACCTGTTGTCGCAATGGCTATCTGGTCAATAGTATTTACAGTAGCACTTGCATAGCCTAAAGCAAATAAACCTAATGCTGCAGCAGGAGTAACACTACTAGTTGCATCACTGGCAGCAGATGTGCCATAAGCATTTATAGCATAAACTCTAGCTGTGTATGCTGTACCATTAGTCAAGCTACTTATAGTAATAGGTGATGATGTACCTGTACCACCATTACCATCATCTGTTGTTGCTACAAAACCTGTAATAGCAGATGTACCTGCATCAGTAGGTGCAGTAAAAGATATACTAATAGCCGTATCACCTGCTGAAGCAGATATGCCTGTGGGTGGATCAGGTGCATCTAATCCATCAGTGCCAATAAATCCACCGTTTCTTCTAACCACTAGTCTGCCATTTCTTCATAACTAACCATATAGGTTAGATCACTATTTGCAGAAGCTGTAAGTGCAAGTCTATCTGTTTCATCTAAGTAAAATCCATTGTCTTTACCTATTAAAACTAAAGTTGAGTCAGCAGGTACAGATATTGTATTAGCTATCTTTACATAGTTTGATCCAGCATCTACACTTATTTCAGCAGTAACATCAGCAGCGTTAGAACCATCTATATTTGCAATCATAACTGTATTTATTTTAGCTACATGTTCTGCACTAGTTTGAACAACAACTGCTCTACTTGTTGTTATTGCTCCAACAACAATTTTAGGTGTAATTGTTGCTACATTAATTATATTTGGAGTTGCCATTTATGTTTTCCTTTTTATCCAAATACTATTGCCATAGCAATAGCAAATCCCTTAGTTGCAGCACTGCCAGCAGCATAAGTTTTTACATCTGTTGCTGGAATAGTCTTCATTGTTCCACCATCATTAACTACAAACCCATCTGCATCTGCCACTGTTATTGAACCACCAACAGAAGTACCACCATCTAATAAATTTAGTTCTGCAGTAGTGGCAGTAACACCGTCAAGTATGTTTAATTCCGTTGCTGTTGATGTTACACCATCAAGTATATTTAACTCTGCAGCAGTAGAAGTAATAGATGTACCAGCTATTTGTAGTGTTGTTGCATTTACTTCCCCAGATGATCCATAAATTACTGCCTTACTGTTTACTATTGTTCCTGCAGAAGAACCATCTATTAAGTTAAGTTCTGTTGCCGTAGAAGTTACACCGTCTAAAATATT